GTGCCGCAGAAGATGTGGTTCGTTCGTATACAAAAATGGCTAATAGTGATTACACAATCTTTAGATTCTATAATGTAATTGGTTCTACTGTTGTTCGGCCCACAAACCCGGATGGATTATTCTATAATTTAATCAAAGCAAAAGATACAGGATCATTTACAATTTATGGTACTGATTATTCAAATACAGTTGACGGCACATGTGTCCGTGATTATGTTCACGTAGAAGAAATATGTCATGCTTTACGTGAGGCAATTGAAAAGCCTGCAAATAAAACAGAATGTCTAGGTCACGGTGTTGGGTATACTGTAAATGAAATGGTCAATATATTCCAGCGTGTTAACGATTGCGATTTTGATATAAACAAAGGTCCCCGACGAGACGGGGACATTGAGTACTATGTACTTGAAGATGTAAGCCCCTATATGAAAAACTTATATTCAATAGAGGACTTATTAAGAGTTAATGCTTGAGTAATAATGTACTTAATACACCCGAACTCTTAGCTGTGATATCAGGCTCACCAGGAGTTATAATAACATTATACTTAACTGGTGTTTCCTTTTTACCACCCTGTGTTTTTTGATCCCACTCAGTATAACTTAATACGCTATTTGGGCTAATTCCATATTGTTTAGCAAGTCTTTGTTTTAGTTCAGGTAACTTGTCAGGTATCACTTGCCATTGGCCTTCTGGACCCTTAACTAAGTTCTTCTTTTCGTCCTTAACTAATAAATCATAGAACAAGTCGCTAGGAACAATTCTACTATTTTTTGTCTTTGATAAGTCACTATCAGCACCCTTTACTTTTTTCTCTTGTGAACTGCTTGCACCCTCACTCCAGTTAATCATAAAGTTCTTTGGCTTGTTACCTAGTGCAACATCAGCAACTTTAGTATATGCATAGAAATCAACGTTTGGTAACGAGTCTGCTAACTTGAATGCCATACTTGCATACTCTGGGCTGAAGAAGTCACCAGCATCATGCCAGCGAATACTTACTTTATAACCACCCTTTCTACCTTTTGCTTCTTCCTTACTAATTTCTGCTTTTAGTTGATTGAAGAATCCTTCAGGATCATTTAGTAAGTAAGTTAATATTCTACCATCACTTAACCATGGACCTTGGAATTGTACCTTACCACCTTTCATGGCAAAACAATCAATCTTGCAACTGCCTGCTCCTGGGCAAGTGTTGACGATAATTAATTCGTTTGTACTCTCATCTAATGCTATACCAACTAATGCGGCAAAACCAACGTTGAAGAACTGTTCTTCTTCGCCGTCGCTATGTTTCATTTTCTCATTCTTTTTAAGAAGTGATTTTGGTCTCTCAGCTAGACCTTGTTTAATTGCATCTGTATTATACTTTTTACCTTCTTCATTGTAATAACCAACTACGCTACTACGATGGATATATGGAAGTTTATATTTGTCAGTTTTTTTCTTTTCTCTATTACGGATACGATCCAAATAGTCAGTTAATTCTGGGTCACCAATAGGTCTTGTGGGTGCCGCAAGTTTGGTTGCTTCATCGACTTCATTTGGTTCGGGTTCTTCACCCTCAGCACTCTTAGCAACGAATTGTTGCGGGGTCATAATCTGTATCCCGGCGGGCGCTCCAGGTAATTTTGGCTCTGTGCCTTCCATTAATTCTAATAATTTCATGTTGGTTTCCGATAATAGTTGACTTTATTACACAATTGTGTTAGACTATATCTTATATTTATCATTATGGGTCATCCTATGCATTCTTTTGACATGTCTATCCGTCGTATCGGTTTTGCTTGCAAGTGGTCAGAAATTAACAAAAAGGGCGAACTTGCCAGTACTCAAGGATTGAATACAGGCGGCACTACTTATGCATGGGCTAAACGCAACCATGCTACTCAAGTAGAAGCAAAGATCATTGATGTTGCAAAAACAAACATTATGAATACTCATGCACTTATTAAAAAAGTTGCACAACTACCCAAACCTCTACGCATGTTGCGTCTTACTAGCGACATGCTTAGTTTCTATACAATGGACGAATATAAGTATTTTTGGAAATCTACAGAGGTACAAAATATGCTTGCAAAATGGTTCGCTCCGCTAGGTGATACTGCCCGTGCAAATGATGTCCGCCTTAGTTTTCACCCAGACCAATTCGTAGTTCTTGCAAGTGACCGCCCAGAGGTAGTAAATAAGAGTATAGAGGAATTTGAGTATCATGTGGATATGGCCCGTTGGATGGGGTACGGTAGAAAATTCCAGGATATCAAGATCAATGTACACATCAGTGGTCGCGCCGGCCCCGAAGGCATCAGGCGGGCCTACAAGCGACTCAGCCCCGAAGCAAGAAACAGCCTCACAATCGAAAACGAAGAAATCAGTTGGGGTCTCGATTCGTGCCTAGAACTTGCCGATCTAGTACCTATCGTACTCGACATTCATCATCATTGGATACACACGGGAGAATACATTGAAAAAACTGATGACCGTATTAAAAGGGTTAGGGATAGCTGGCGTAGTGTTCGTCCTGCTATGCACTATTCCGTCTCTAGGGAAGATGTACTTACTAGCCATTCCCGACACGAACGCCCCGATCTTCGGGCGTTACTAGAGGCTGGACACAATAAACAAAAATTGCGAGCCCATAGTGACTATTATTGGAATGACGCAGTTAACAATTGGGCAGTTACACACAACGAATGGGCTGATATAATGTGCGAAAGCAAGGCAAAGAATCTAGCATCGTTCAAATTATTTGAGGACAAATTACAATATGTTGGATAAATTAAAAAAATTATTTGGTAAATCCGAGCCTGTTACAGAAGCTCCTGTTATCCCAAAAGAAAAGAAGGTTACAAAGCCTAGACAGAAAAAAGTAAAGCCACCTACACTTACAGCAAAAGAACAGGCAACACAGAATGATCAACCGTATGTCAATATTTTGCATATACAAATTGATCCAAACGATGTCAATAATGGGGCTTTTGAATTAGATTGGAACGATAAATTTATCTTGAATTTAATTCGTGCAGGATATAAAATGCGTGATGATGATACAGACCAGATTATTGTTGACCGCTGGTTTCAAACTGTATGTAGAAATGTTGCGCTAGAAGTATATGAACAACAACAGGCTGATCCAGATAACAGAGACCAAAAAGATTTACGAGTAATTAGAAGCCGTGATTTAGGAAATGGTAGAACCGAGGTAAGTTAAATGATTGAAAATCTTGATTTGTATACTCCTGACTTTTTAATTGATTGTAAACATTTAAAATTAAGTTCAGAAGTTTATCCTATCATGCGTAAACAAGGAATTAAAAGAGCCTATGTATATGGTATGGTTTTTAATCCTAAACCTTTAAAATTTGATTTTCTTAAGGTTGGAATGAGTGCGCCTGTCCTAGGAGAAAAGCGTGAACATCAGGTAGGCGAAAGGATTGTAAGACAAGCCTCATGGATTCCAGGATGGGATGAGCCTCACCCATATAGTGGAAATGGTAGTGAATTTTGGCATAATATTAACGATAGATTAATTGCCAATAATATTTTACCTGATGATTTTAATAAAAACAATTTAAAAATTGCAGTTTGGGACATTACTGCTAGAGTAAATTATAATGTCATATTGTCCGATGATGAAGAATTTACACTTTCAACTTGGGCAGAAGGTGAGTTGGCTCAACAATACAAGAATAATAATTCAGGTAAACTACCATTATTGAATATCACAGACCCAACCAAAACAAAAATTTACAATGGTGCATATATTCGTAAGGATGTTTTTTCTAAACTCTTTGATTTCTCTTGACAAAAAATAAAAATAGTAGTATACTTAGTGTATATTGTCTAACTATATATTGATCCATACATGAATTACGCACTCATTGACACAGCAAACACTTTCTTCCGTGCCCGGCATATTGCAAGCCGCAATAGTGATACATGGGAAAAAATTGGAATGGCACTTCATCTTTCACTAGCAAGTGTCAATCAAGTTGTACGCAATCACAAAATTGATCATGTTGTTTTTATGCTTGAAGGCCGTAGCTGGCGTAAGGATTACTATAAGCCCTACAAGGCTAATCGTAAACTTGACGAATCAGTAATGACTGATGCCGAGATTGAAGAAAACAAAATGTTTTGGGAAACATACGAAATGTTTACCAACTTCTTGCGTGAAAAAACCAATGTATCTGTACTGCGTGAACCTAACGCTGAGGCAGATGATTTGATTGCCCGTTTTATTCATCTACACCCAAATGACTCGCACTACATTATTTCTTCTGATACTGATTACATTCAGCTTATTGCTGAAAACGTGTTCCAATACAACGGAGTTTCTAATGAACTCATCAGGCTTGACGGATACTTCAAGGACAACGGAAAACCTGTACTAGACAAAAAGACTAAAGAACATAAGTTACTTGAGGATCCGCAATATCTTTTATTCAAAAAATGTATGCGCGGTGACGCAACGGACAATGTGTTTAGTGCATATCCCGGAGTTCGTGAAAAAGGTAGCAAAAACAAAGTTGGACTGATCGAGGCTTATGCGGACCGTAATAAGCAAGGCTTCACTTGGAATAACATGATGTTACAGCGTTGGATAGACCACGATGGTGTTGAGCAACGGGTGCGTGATTGTTATGAACGCAATCGCACACTTATTGACCTTACTGCACAACCTGAGGAAGTTAAAAACAAGGTTGATAATGCTATTCGTGCTGGTGTGCGTACTACAACTACGCCACAAGTTGGTGTGCATTTTATGAAATTCTGTGGCAAATATGAACTTAATAAAATTAGTGAGAACGCTGCGGCTTATGCTAAATGGCTCAACTCACAATACCGAGGTGAATTGTGTGAGCAAGTTACTGCCTAATCAACTATATGCAGGATTATTTGAAATATTAAAAGATAAAAATTTATACTATCAAAGTAATATTGATAGTAAGTATGACAAGTTTACTGAAAAGGGTGAACAGGCTGTATTAGATTGGATTAAATTTCTAGCTCCTAAAATGTTAGAAGTCGAAAAGGCAGAATTAGATGCTAGAGCCAAACAACTTGTGGTTGAGGAACTTAAAAAATGAGTTATGATTACGAAGGTCAGAAACTAAAAAATTATGAAAGTTTGGATAATCCACGCATTGGTGATTATTGGCAAGAAATGTTCTGCC